CTGAGAGTCTGCTCGCCTCCATGCAGGCTGTTCAGGCCCCCGCAGCCCCCGCCGAGCCTTCTGCTACCGAGCTTCCTGAAGTAACTGAGGACGAAATTCGGCAGTTTGGCCCTGATCTTGTTGATCTGATTGGGCGTGTCGCAGAGCGAACGCTTCTCCCTCAGATCGATTCTCGCGTGCAACCCTTGGGCGACCGCATTGCAGTGGGTGAACAAAATGCTTCCAAAACACGGAAGGATGAGTTAAAGTCCAACCGTGACAAGCTGCTCGACGCTCTCACCACCGCTGTGCCCGAATGGACAGAGCAGAATGAGGACAAGGTTTTTCTGCGATGGCTGAATGAAAATGATCCCTACGCAGGGGTACCACGAGGTGCATTACTCACAAACGCATTCAACAGCAATAACGTAGAAGTTGTTATTGCAATTTTTAAAGGCTTTCAGACAGAAAACGCTGTCGTAGCACCAGAAGGCGAAGTTACTCCTCCAGTAATACCGGAGGAACCACAACTAGCCCTCGAAGATTTAGTGGCCCCCGGAACGCCGAAAACCGGGACGGCAAGCGCTCCAGACGAAAGTGGTAAGCGGGTATGGTCCCGCAAGATGATAAGCGACTTTTACGCCGCTAAGAACGAGGTCCATCGGAAGGGCCAGGAACTCTCAGACGAGTTCATAGCTTTGGAAAAGGATTTGTTCGCAGCACAGAAAGACGGTCGCATAACTGCATAACCACTTTGGCTAATTGCTGGTACAACTTCAGCCTTTAGTTAGGAGCACACGATATGGCTTTTCCCCTCGGTTCACCGTGGTTGGGTTCAACCCCGTCCCCCGCATACGCTGGAGTCTTCATCCCGGAAGTGTGGAGCGGCAAGCTTGTAGAGAAGTTCTACGAAGCCACCGTCCTCGGCGCAATCGCTAACACCGATTACGAAGGCGAGATCAAAAACAAAGGCGATACGGTTCAGATCCGTAGCCGTCCTGACGTAACGATCTCCGATTACACAGCAGACGTTGAGCTGGCTGTCACCCGTCCGTCCGTCGCCAAGCAATCCTTGTCGATCGATAAAGGCAAATATTTCAACCTCGCTCTGGATGACGTGATGGAGATTCAGTCAGACATCGACCAGCTTTCTATCTGGGCAGAAGACGCCTCAGAAGCTATGAAGATCGCTGTCGATACTGACGTTCTCGCTGACGTTTCTGACATAACTGGCGCTGGCACGAACATTGACGCTGACAATCGTAGCCTGACAGCCGGAGCAATCTCCGGTGATCTGGACATCGGTGTTGCAGCCACTCCGCAGTTCGTCTCTGGCGCAGGCGCAGGTACCTTCGCAGGTGACACTGCCGCCAATGCCGAGAAGATCGTTGATTTCATCATCAACTGCGGCCAAGTCCTCGACGAGCAGAATATCCCCGAGAATAGCCGTTTCATGGTTATCCCAGCTTGGCTGGCAGCCCGTATCAAGCGGTCTGACCTGAAAGACGCCTCTCTGGCCGGTGACGGCACGTCGATTCTTCGTAACGGTCGCCTTGGCATGATTGACAGGTTCACGCTTTACCTGTCGAACCTCTTGCTTCCGGCAACTGCTTCGACCACCGCGTATCCGGTTCTTTTCGGCACCACTGCCGCATTGACCTTCGCTGCGCAGTTCACCAAGCTGGAAACCCTCCGCTCCGAGCGGTCGTTCTCCAACCTCTTGCGTGGATTGCAAGTTTTCGGCTACCGAGTCGTTAACGGCGTTGCGCTTGGACTGGGACACGTCACAAAGGGCAACGAAGGCTAAAACGCTTCGTGACCCCATGAACAGACCCCGGCTGCATCGGCATTGGTGCGGCTGGGGTTCCCCTTAGGAGGAAGTGACGTGGCTGCAAAGACATACAGTAATCTCATCACGGAATCACGTGAGGTCTTGCAGGACACCAACTCCACTACCGAACGTTACTCTGACAGCACTCTCCTTAATGTTCTCAATCGTGGCCTCCACGACCTCAGTGTGAAAAGGCCCGATGCTTTCTACGACCTGTACGCTGACAGCGACCTGACCATCCCCCGAATTGTTGAATCCAGCCCTGGCTCCGGCGAGGTTATCTGGACCGCCGCATTCGGCCTTGAGATGCAGTTCTACCAACCACTGGTGAATTACGTAGTCGGCGTAGCCGAAATCTTTGACGACGAGTATACTGATGACGGTAGGGCAGCAATGCTCCTACAGCAGTTCAGATTACAGTTGCTAGGGGTCTAAGATGGCGCATGACGAATACACAGAGACATTCGAGCAGATACTTAAGGACACGCTTCCACAGACGCCCGGTATCGTTCGCTCGGTAGCAATGCGTGAACTTCGTCTCGCTGCCCGAGAGTTCTTCGAGAAGTCCCTTGCCTGGACAAAGATCATCGACAACGTTGATGCAACTGCGGGCGAGACTGATATTGTAATTGACGACGGCGACGACAATACAGAGGTCATAGCTGTCCTTAGTATCGCCCTAACTGCAGGTGGCAAATATTTGGCCCCTGTTGCCCAACGACCCCCAAAATTTGAGGAGTCGGATGATCCGAACGCTTTCTTCGTGACTTCGAATCCTGATCACATCCGGTTGTGGCCCTACATGGTGAACACAATTACAGACTTTATGGATGTGACGGTGGCGTTAATCCCCGCCTTCGCTGCCACTGCACTGCCCCGACAGATCACACTTAAGTATTACGATGCACTCGTGGACGGGTATCTCGCACGTGTGTACAAACACCCCAACAAGCCTTACTCGGCCCCCGCCCTTGCTGGAGATCACAGAATGATTTTCAAGCGTGCAATCGGATACTATATGGCGCAGAGGAAGCAGGGTTTTAACAATGCCCAGAACTGGGCATACCCCAGAGGCTGGCAAGTTAGGAGGCTAGGCGGCAATGGCTGATGTAATCTTTACCAATAACGCGAGCGCATTACTCGCCGCGTCGATCAACAACAGTGAACTGGTCATACAGGTCGCTGGTGGTTTCGGTGTTAATTTCCCATCGCCTACAGGCGCTCAATATTTTATGCTGACGCTGGAAGACGACTCCGGTAACGTTGAGATATGCAAATGCACAAGCAGGACAACTGATCTGCTTACGGTTGTACGCGGCCAGGATGGCACTGTTGGCCAAGCATTTACTCTCACCGTGACACGTGTTGAAATTCGTTTAACGGCAGCCGTGCTGGAAGAATTTGTTCAGGTTACTGGTGACTCGATGTCTGGTAATCTCAACATGGCCACCAACGAGATTCAGAATGCTGAATTGACGGGCACGACCGTAATTACAGGCGGCCAATCAGTCGGCATGTCCATTCGCGGCACACTTGGCCAGACGAACAATGAACTTGTTGTTCCCGCAGCCAGTGGCGTTCGAGCTACTGCAGGTGGTGCGGATATAGTCGTGGATACTGATGACATTATCGCCTTGCTTGACACAGCAGGGGTGATTGATCTCGTCTCTGCAACTGTCGGTGTTCAAATTGGTAAAGGCGCTGGCGGGTATCTGCGTATCTACGATGCTACCGATGCTGATTACATGCAGTTTGTCCACGACGGCGATGATGTAAAAGTTACCTTCGTCGGCACTGCCGTCCTCAGTTTTGATGGCGTCGATATAGACATCGCCAATGGCGACCTGAAGATGAACGACAACACGGTGGACCGCCCACTACTGAACGACTTTGCAGTAACGCGGCAGGCTGTAACTGCGACGACAACTACAGCCCTTGACTATGAAGCAGGGCAGTATGTTGAACTGGCCTTAGCTGTGGACATTAGTGCCTTCAGCATTATCAATCCACCCGCCGACACGTTATACGGTGCGATGCGGTTGAAGATCACTCAAGGAGCGGGCGGGCAACTTATTACTTGGCCCGCATCTGTGAAGTGGGCTAACACTGGAACAGCGCCAGTTTTGAGTACAGGTGCAGGCGAGGTTGACTTCATCGACTTGTGGACTGATGACGCAGGCACCACATGGTATGGGGCATTTGCGACGGACTGGGCGTAATGCCATTACTCGGATTCACCAATATCTTGATCCCAAGTGAAGGGGTTTTTCTGCATGGGTCGGAAGGTTCCCCAATAGAGATAAATCACGAATCTACAGATCCCGAAGATGCCGCTGCATCGTTCTTCTTAATTGTAACAACCGGCGCCAATGCCCGTGAAAAGGGCTACATGATGTCGCTCGTTTACGATTTTTCCGATGCAGGGAATGTAGATTTCATCAAAATCAATCCCGAGACGGATTGGGTAAACCCTCACGATTTCGACCCTACATATTGGGTTCGAGCAACACTTGTAGCTGGCACTAATCCGTTCAGTGGCGTTTTAGGTAACTGGCAGTCACTTATACCAGATGATCCTGATCCCTATGGGGGTCGAGGCTGGACTTGGATACGAGTCCAACTGGGGGCAACGACTGGAACAGTTAAAGTGGAGGTAGCCTCAGACAGTGAGGGTGCAAATATTCTGGCCACAGGATACTATAAGGCCACTGTTACAGTAGTTTAGGTTTATGAAATGGCGGCAATAAAACTGGAGGGTTTCCAAGGGTTAGTCCCCCGCGTATCCGATCGGCTTCTAGGTCCGATGAATGCTACGGCTGCCCGTAACACCAAGCTTCTGAATGGGGAGCTTCGTGGGTTTCGCTCTCTCGAACAAGACATTGACCTTACCGGGCAAGTCAGCACTTTGCGCCGAGCTTTTCGCGTGCCTGATACCCCCGCCGATGCCTGGATTATATTTGACAGTAGGGATGTGGACGTTGTCCGTTCACCGCTTGTTAACGATGCGTATGATCGCTACTACTGGGCAGGCGACGGCGTCCCAAAGATGAACACCGCAGCGCGGATCAAAAATGGCGATGGTGAATTCTTCCTCGGCATACCTGCTCCAACTGGCGCACCCGGTGTGACCCCCCCTAGCGGTTCGGATGAAACTCGCGCCTATGTATATACATTTGTGAGTGCATACGGTGAAGAAGGGCCGCCATCAGAACCGACGCTCGCTACCGGCGATGCAGGTACATGGGAACTGGACAGCTTGGATGTAACTGTGCCCGATGAGGCGAGTCGGAATATCACACTTAAAAATATTTACCGAACAGTGCCGGGTTTCACCTCAACGAATTTTTACTTCGTCGCACAGATTGCAATTAACGTTGATGCGTACACCGACGAGGAAACTAATAGCGATGTCGCAGCAAGCAACTTGCTAGAGTCCGCCACATTTGTTGCCCCTCCGTCTGGTCTGGAAGGCTTCATTGTTATGCCCAACGGCTATCTTATCGGATGGGTAGGACGCCGATTGGTATTCTCTGAGCCGTATCGCCCGCACGCGTGGCCCGCGTCATATGAACTTTCCACTGAATTTGACATCGTCGGACTGGGTGTAATTGGTTCCACAGTTGTGATATGCACCGAGTCGCAACCGTACTTCGGACGAGGTATAAGTCCGGCTTCATTTACAATGAGCAAGATTGATGCAGTTGAGCCATGTGCCTCCCGTCGCAGCATCGTGTCTACTACGGTAGGTGTAGTGTACGCATCGATTAACGGTTTAGTATTGGCGAATGGAAGTTCTGTCAATGTCGTAACTACTAGCGTGCTCACTAAAGAGGAATGGGCGACCTACAATCCAGAGTCGATATACGCTGCAAATCTCGGCCTGCAATACATCGCTTTCAATGGCGCCAGTTTTGGGTTTATCTTTGACCCGCAAAATCCTATGGCCCGGTTCGTTGAACTCGATGCCTTCTCCGATGTAGAGGGAATTGAAACAGACCGTTACTCCGGTAACGTGTTACTTCTCGCGAACGATCGGGTGTACGACTTTGATCCGGAAGGCACAACGCGCCTGCAGTGGCGCTGGCAGTCTAAGGTCTACCAATTTCCGAGGCCATTGAATTTCGGCGCTGCCCGCATCAACTTTGTTGCAGGTATCGTAAGTGGCCAGATCGATGTCGAGGGCATTTATCGCCCGTACAACACAGCGTTATTTACAGCGATCAGTGCGCAGCCAGGAAAACTCGCTCGCCTGAATACTCTGAATGGCGGCCCACTCGGCGGCAGCCCGGCTCCTAACCAGGGCCTCGTGCCAAGTTGGACCGATCCGGAAACTCGCCAACCGCTCGGTGGTAGTCTGCTCTATCCACTGACTTTCCTATCTTTACTCGTCCTTGCGGTACGCATCAAAGTGAAAATACGGGATGAGACTGTGCTCGATGCAATCATAAACAACGAGGACATCTTCCGCTTACCGTCAGGTTTCAAGTCTGATATCTGGCAGTTTGAATTGTTCGGGAATACGGAGGTCTACTCGCTGCACGTTGCGACGACACCACGAGAACTCAGGGACACCTAAATGACTTCGCTCTCCACCAAAGCGAATAGGCTATACCCCGCCCTGCCGAATATTGATGAGTCTTTGGATTCACACACGGCGGCACTGCAGGCGGTCAAGGATTCTATTCAGACGCATGAACGCCAAGACGGCAACTATCTTAAAAGTTTCATTCGTTTCGAGGAACTGATTGACCTCGGTATAATCGACAAGGACGGCGTTTTTGTTTTGAACGTCGATCTGGAGACGGGAGATAGTTTAGTCACTCTCGGCGATCTTTCTGATGTAACACTTACCTCCCCTGGCGACAACGCCATTCTTGGTTACGATACAGTCACAGCGGAATGGATTGATCAATCAGCCGCTCAACTTGGCTTATCAGTTGTAGGGCATACTCATCCTGTTTCGGAGATCCCGGATATTGCACTCAATGATCTTACCGATGTCGATCTCGGCGGCGCACACGCTTACGATCTTTTATTCCGTAACACAGATGGTGACTGGCGTCCTACAGAGCAACTACTGCAGTGGGATGGAGCCGACCTCCACCTGCCTCTCGGCGATTTACGTTTTTACGCAGTTGGTGACTCAGTAAGTTCGGCACTCAGACAAAATTTCCGCGCCGCTGGCGACGTTATGCTGCAAGTCCCCGGCGGAAACATCTACCTTCAACCAGGGCTTGACGTATTCCTCGATGGTGCAACAAATCTTGTCGTCGAATCTGATCAGTACATACAGTGGCTCAACGAAGCAGGCGCTAAGATTGATCTCCTTCATTTCGCACCACTAGCTGGAGGAGGCGCAGAAGTTGGACACATAATTAAGAAATTACAAACCGCCGTATCTACAACCAGCGGCACGTACGTCGATGTGACTAACGCTGTAATTACGTTCGCAGAGCTAGATGCAAACGAAGACTATGTCGTGTTCGTACGAGCATATGTCGGAGCTGACGGCGGTAATACTCCCCTTAATGGTATCCAGCTAACTAAGGATGGCACGCTCGTATCCGGCTCGGAAAATTTGTACGAGCCACCTTTCGGATTGGTGGGCAATTTACACGGCATGTTGTACTACTGGGGCGGAGTCATTGATTGGGGTTCAAGCGGCGACTTGCAGTTGCAGATGAAATCTGGCAACGGGGGTGTGGACACCGCCTTTGCTGACAAAGTAACACTCATGGCGATCAAGGTCAGCGATCTTGCTCTTGGTACTAATGTCTTCCACGACACGGATACTAGCCTCGTAGAGATAGACCAAGGTGGCCAAGACCCTGACTGGTTAGGTGTGGGTGCTTCTGTAACCATTGGTGACGGAGTCAGCGATTATCTAGTCTTTGGCTCCATGCAAGTCGAAGATTTTTTGTCCGGCTCTAACAACGCTGGTGTTCGAGTTAGTGACGGTACCAATGCCCAGATTGGTACTTACATGGCTCTGGGAGACTTGTCCGACACGCTTGCTCTAGGCTTTTGTCAGCTTTGGAAGGCACCCGCAGCGTCAACGACGTTACAGGTTCAAGCACAGTGCGCTTTCTTCCCGGCCGATAAAAAGTATGCGAGCATTATTGCGATACGCTTGTCCGCGCTTGCTAACTACCAAGGCACGTATCTTGACGCGAGTGGGCTGTTCATTGGCCCGCCTAGAGATGTCATAAACTTAAACTTCTTTGTTGCTGCAACGGCGACAGACTATTGCTTGATGATGTGCGGTACGGGCAGTACAGGCTCAGCATCAGACTCTCCCGATCCTATGCTCCTCCTCGACTTGAATAGTGTTGGGGACGTTATATTAGCAGGCACCGAAGGAGAGAATTTCACAGCTAGTGGAGCGTATCACGGCCCCCACCCGCACTGGCTTGTTTCGGATGACCAGAGTTGGACATCAGGCGACGATATAGATGCCGCCTTTAATGTCATAACTGGTAGCAGCGGTAGCGCTGAGTGGTTTGACAACTTCTTCGTGACTTTCCAGTGGAAGTTATGGGCGGCCGAGGAGTTCTTCGATGTTGGCAACGCAGGATATGTAACCAACCACAAAGGGCAATCGAGTCGATTTTACAATGTTGGGTTTACTGACTATGTGCAGTTCGATCACGATGGTGGAGATTTTAATATCAGTGGTTTCCAGACTGCTGACATTAACATCACTGGCATCACGTCGATCCAGGCGGGCACGGTTGACGTTGACTTCGATGACATCACAGCTACGACTTACGGCGCCATCCTCGAAGGGAACCTCGTCGATAAAAGTGTGCAGGAGGAGATCGAAACTTATTGGACATGGAATAGTACCCAGCCGAACATTCGATTTAACCAGACTGACGCCGCAGCCAATAACAGACTTTGGGAACTAGGAGCCGACAATGAGCAGTTTACTCTGACCTTATGGAACGACGCCCAGACCCAACTTATAGATGTGTTCCGCGTGGATCGGACAGGCCAAGTCGCTGACAATTTCGATTTCCTCTGCCCTGTACGGATCTTTGACTCAACCGGCGCTGACAGCTTGGCCATGGCGCACGGCGGCACCAACTTCACATTTACGTTCACCAATACGGCGCTGGTTAGGTTCTCAGGCCTCTCTGACGGGCTATATATTCCCGGTAACCTCGTTGTAGAGGATGGCAAGAATTTTACGATACAGGATGCTGCCAACAACGATGGCATGATTCAGAGCCATGACGGCACTGATTTTAACTGGCAGGGCATCAATACCGCTGACTGGAATATCACCGGCATCACTGCGTTGAATGCTGGCGCGATGGACGCCGACTTCGATGTGCTAACAGCTACCACTATAGTAACTGACGGAGCAGGAGACAGTTCATTTGTTGGCAATGTCGGAATAGGGACATCAAACCCACAAAAAAACCTACATATAGAGAGCACAGTCCCAACAATAAGATTGTCCGATTCAAACGC